TCAGTTGGTAGAGCTACGGACTTTTAATCCGCAGGTCGTAGGTTCGAGTCCTACTGGGGGCACTGGTGGCACTGGCTCGGAGGCCTCTCCGGTCTCCAGCCAGCGGAGATTCACACCCGTGGCCATCGCCCAGGCGATGATGATCGGCCGTTTCGGCTCGCGTACTCCAGCCTCGTATGAGCTGACGGTCCTCCGGCTCATGCCCAGTCGCTCGGCAAGCTCGTCCTGATTCAACCCACGGTGCCGCCGCGCCTTCTCCAGGCGATCGTGCGGTAGCCAGTCGGGAATCTCGCCGGCCAGTTCGTACGTCTGAGCGCTCATGGCTTCCATCCACACCCTTCATTCGGTCTGTTTGGGCAAGCTTAACCGCACCTACCGACATGCGGCAACAGGCGCGACACGGCGTGATAGTTGCGATTCTTTCCGATTTGAGCAAACATCACCGTCATGGAAACAGAACTCATCGGCGCGGCCGAGGTCTGTGAGCGACTGCACATCGGCCGTTCGACCCTTCACCGCTGGGCCAAAAATGGCCGACTCGAACCTGTACATAAAGCCCCTGGCACTACCGGCCCGCGCTTGTACGACCCCGCCGATGTCGATGCCCTCGCTAAGCCGGCGGTGTCCGCGTGAGCGCCGCTGACGATGTGCATATCGAGGTGGTCGATTCCCACGAGGCGGCGTTGCTGGTGCACGTGACGATGGAGGGCAAGGTGCGCCTGACGTCGACGCTCAGTGACAAGCAGGTGGTCCTGGTGCTTCGGGACCTGGCGGACAAGTACGAGGCGTCTCATGGCTGAGCGTCCTGAGTTCGTCTCTGCCGACGCTGTGCACCACGCGCTTGCTGCGTTGGGCATCCCGGCGATCGGCTTGCACAGCGTCCACATCAACCGGATAGACGGCACGGTCCGCGTCGAGAACCTGGCGACCGACGAGGCCGGCGTCTACCGGATCGACGGCACCGAGTTCGTCACCGAGTCGATCACCTTGGAGGTGGTCTGATGGCCGGCCGTTACGTGACCCCAACCGATCGCCCTCAGTGGCCCGTGCGGAAGCTCGTCGGCTGGGCGTCCCTGATCCTCGTGTCGTGGGTGCTGCCGTTCGCGTGTGGCTTCGCTGCCGTGTACGTGCTCGGACGCATGTACTTCGCTGCCGGCGGTAGCTGGTGAGTTGGCCGTTCGACTCCCAGGACCGGGACGCCATCAAGGTGCTCGGTCTGACGGCACGCGAGTGCATCGCCTTGACTCTCGACGCGTATCGGCGCGCAGAGCTGGCGTACGCCGAAGGTGACACGACCGAACAGGCTCACGAACTCGATCGAGCCAACTACTGGCAGCTCGCGGCGACAGGCTTCGAATGAAGGACTTCGGAGACCGACTCAAGCGCATCGTCTGCGACGTGTGCGAGCGCCCGTTCGATCAGAACCGGATCATCCCTAACCCGAACATCTGCCGGGACTGCCGTGCAGTGATCAATCACCTCGCAGTGCCGATGCTGCTGGACGAGGACGGTGAGGCCGAAGCCTGACCGTCCTCTCTTGCTGTGCGTCGCTATCTGGTGAGTCCGACGTTAACCGACCGCTCTAGGCATGTGGACCCTTACGAAGCCGACCGGACCTAGCTGGTTGGACCTGCCCTCGACTGATCATCGAGACGTGGGTAATACCTGAAATGCCTTGCGGCCCAATGTGGACGCGAGGCTATAGGCGTTGGTGCGGACAAACGGGGTTCGGAATTTTGGGAGGTCGCTTGGGAGGTCCCCAAGCAAGGCCACCATTCCGTTGATTCGGTTCGGTGACCCGCCACTCATAGGGAGGATCGATATGTCACCCAAGCTCGTTGTACGTCTCTACAGTCGGGCACCGTCGATCGTCTCTGCGGTGCAACAGGTTTGCGAGGATCACGGGTTTGCTTTGGAGGTCAATGCAGGCCCTCGCCCTGCTTCTGCATCGTTCGTGGTGACCACTGCCGGCCATACCCGAGACACGGTGATTCTGGCTGGCACGTACTGCACACCCCTGATCCGCTGTGAAGTTCTCACGCTGCCCGAGGCCGGCCTTTATCTGGCGGCTGCGGTGCGGTACTCGCGAGGACTGACGGTGTGCGGTTCGGATCACATCGCTAAGCCGCCACCCACGGCGGAACCTACTGAAGGAGTGCTGTTCTGATGGAGAAAGACATCGCGACGTTGTTGGACGCTGCTGCGTTCCAAGCGGCTGACATGATCGGGCCGGCGACGGTACTGGAGGGCGCCGGCCGGCACCTGCTCGATCGACTGGATGAGACGGACCCGCATAGGTGGGCGGTGACGTCTGCGCTCGGTTCGATCACTGCGGCCCGGAAGTCGTTGACTGATGCTGCCGAGGCTTTGCTCGATGTGGTCGCCAAGGATGGTGCGGACATGCTCGCGGTCGAGGTGAACAACGGCGAAATTAGCAAGCCGCAAAGCATCACCCTCGACACGGTCGGCGCGTCGAGCATCAGTCCTGCCGAGGTGGCCCGGCTGATCGCTCAAGACGTCACGCCTGCTCGCCCGAGGCGTATCTGATGGCGGGCCAACTATTTCCGCTCGATGGTCTGCCGGGTCGGTTCGGGTCGATGTCGTATGACGGTGAGCGGAATCTGATCGTGGTGCAGGTCGATGATGCGCAGGGCAATGTGATGTCTTCGATGTCGTGGAGCTATAGCGAGCCTGTGTCCGAGCCGATTCGTGAGTCGGATCTGATTCCGTGTTCGGGCGGCTGTGGCTGTGTGTACGCGGACGACCCGGAGCTGCGCGAGTGCGCGTGTGATGGTGCGTGCCGGCTCGATACGACGTGGTTCGACCGTCCGGTGCGCGGTTCGCTGTGAGCCGTTGCCGAGGGCGTGCTGATGAGTACGAGTATGCGAATGTGCCTGGTGGGCAGTGGCGTACGAAGCGTGAGGCAGCGGCGCTGCTGTGCGTGGATTGCCCTGTGTTGGCTGCGTGTGCTCGTGCTGCGTTGAAGCATCACGCTCTCGGCATGGTGTGGGCTGGTGTGCCTATACCACCTGACCATGACAACAAGAACACGAGTGCAGCCCGTCGGCTGCTGATCGAGGTGGCTCTGTATGGCTAGTGAGGATAGGCGTCCGCCGATACCGCCGGACATGGTCAAGCGTGTGAAGGCGCGTGCTGGCTATGTGTGTCAGAAGTGCGGTAGCGATGACCGGTGCGAGGTGGATCATGTTGTGCCCTGGCACATCGTGAAGGTGCACGATGAGGACAACCTGATGCTGCTGTGTCTGCCGTGCAACCGCAGTAAGGGCGGCAAGGTGGAAGCCGATGGCCGCAAGACGTGGTTCGATGCTGACTTCTTCGGTGCTACCGCATGACCGAGACAGTGTGCGTGTGGTGCCGAGGCAAGGGCCTGATGGATGCGGGCGTGCTAGGCAAGGGCAAGCACGTGACTACCGTGCCGCTGCATCAGTGCCCAGACTGCGAGGGCTTGGGCATGCGAGTGAATCCTGCACCACGTCGATGGCCTAAGCGATGAGAAGCCACGTGCCGATCATGCATTGTGATGAATGGCCATGCATACTGTCATGCATGGCACTGCATGATCATGCGTCCACTGAGGGCCTGGCGAGGCGTTCGGTTTTTGTAAAGGGGTCGTTTGACACCGAGGGGCTCCTCGCGCTTGCACCCCCCAAGGCCTCCAGAGGTCGAGTTCCGCATAGTGGGATGAATGGACGATGCATATTCATGCATAGCGAATGCATGAATGGATGGCCGTGCATGAATGATGCATGGTCGAGTGGAGGTGGTCTCGGTGGGGTACGTGCTGAACGAGTCGTATGAGAATTCGATCACGACTTTCCTGGCGTCGAACCTGTGGGTGAGCGATTCGGAGGCCCCGTATCTGGCGTCTCTGCTGCACATTGCTCGGCTCCTGGATCTGAAGGTGGCGGCGAAGCAGGCTTTGCCGGCCGGCCTGACGATGGAATTTCGGATGCTGTTCTCCGAGCTGCGGAAATGCAAGCCCCCGGAGGAAGAGTCGGACGACGACGACTTCGATAAAGAGATCGACGCTATCTGAGATGGACAGCTCGACGCTGCCGACGATCGTCCTGCCGGAAGGGTACCGCGAGGACTGGGTAGACGAGGTACCGCCGTGGCTTCCTCGCGTCTACACGCAGCCGATCGAGTGCCCGGACTACTCCGAGGGCGACAAGCTGATCCGGCTCTCGGAGAAAGTGTTCCGCTTCGCGGCCGGCGACGAACTGCGCCTGGATGCCTGGCAGAAGTGGCTGATACGCGAGATTCTGCAGAAGTACCCCGAGGACTACCCGGACCCCTCGCTCGCCGGCAAGCTCGTCTATCAGCAGGTCGTCGTCTCGATGGGCCGGCAGAACGGCAAGACCGTGCTCGGTGCCGTCATGGCGCTCTACGGGTTGATCCTGATGGTCCCCCGCGCACCCGAGGTGATCTCGATCGCGGCCGTCGTGGAGCAGGCGAAGAACCTGTATGCGAAGGTCCGGTATTGCGTGGACAACGTTCCGCTGCTTCGGAAGCGGTTCAAGACCACCGACCGCAGCGGTATCAAGTCGCGGAACCTCAAGAAGCCGGCGACCTATGTCGTCAAAGCGGCCGGCGACGGCGACGGGCTGCAAGGCTTCTCTGGCTGTCTGATGCTGCTGGACGAGCTGCACCTGCTCAAGTCCGAGGCATGGGACGCGCTCACGCTCGGTGCATCGGCACAGCCGAAAGCTCTCGTCGCCGGCTTCACCACCGCCGGCGACGACAACTCGGCACTGCTCAAGCTGCTCTACCGCATCGGCCGCGCAGCCGCCGCGAAGGAGGAGGGCCACGATCCACGGTTCGGATTCTTCCTGTGGGAGGCCGATCCGAACCTGCCGCTTTACGATCCGCAGGCACTCATCCAAGCGAATCCCGCGATCGCGTCGGGCCGGCTCAACCTCGCTGACGAGGTGCGGCGTGGAAAGAACATGCTGGAGGCGTCGTTCCGGCGCTACCGCCGCAACGAGTTCGTGTCCGTCGAGAACATTTGGATGCCGATGCCGGCATGGTTGGCCGGCGAGTACGGCCCGATACCGACAGCGGCCCGCAAGCAACCGCTGATCATCTCGTTCGCCCGATCCAGGCGGACGTGGAACTACGTCTCGATCGTCGCCTCGACCAAGTACAACGGCGTTGTGTACACGCAGCTCATCGGTACGATCACGTTCGGCAACGACGAGCTGCTGCTGAAAAAGCTTGTGCAACTGAGCCGTAAGGTGCGGGTCGAGAAGTTCGTCACCGACTCCGAGACGATGAAGCCCACCATCCTCGCGCTCGACAAGACGCACCACCTGCCGGCGGAATACATGACCCGAGGGAACATCGCGAACGCTACCTCAGCGGTGCACTCGATGATCAAGGATGGCCGCGCCAAGCATGCCGGCCAGAAGGAACTCGCAACGCAGCTGACCAAGACTGTGACAGTCAATGCGGGGCAGGGTGTGATCATCGATATGAATAAATCTTTGGGCGACATCGACGCGATGTATGCCACGCTCATGGGCGTTTTCATGGCCGAACAGCAGCAGCCGTACGTGTCTCCGCTGAACATTTTTCCGAAAACCACCGCATGAGAATCACACCGATGGGATTAGCGTTCCCCAGCAATGAACGCAATCAAGAGATTCTTCGGACTGGGCGACCAGATCGAGACCCGCAGCGGCTCGGTTGGTTCGGTCGGCGGTGACTCGCCCCTATCTGGCGTAATCCCTCCTCCCCGAACGGAACTCGGCGTCACATGGCGCGAGGCATTGAAGGTGTCGGCGTTCTCCCGATCGATGGACCAGACGAACACGATGATGTCTTCCATGCCGGCGACCGTGCGCGATGCGCGGCAGCGGCTCATCCCGCTCGATTCCCGAGACTTCCCTACCATCGTCTCGAAGCCGAACCTCGATATGGACTACGAGGAATTCGTGCAGTCGACAGTGAACGATCTGTTCCTGCACGGCGAGTTCATCTGGCTCCGCGTCGGTGACCCGCAGACGGTCAATCTCGTCCCGATCGCACCGCACGAGATGACCATCGTCCGAGACCGCCTGCCGGATGGCACCTGGGGCCGCGTCCGCTACGGGCACCTGGGCCGCGAGATTCCCCGCAATCGCGTCATCCACAAGAAGCACACCTCGATCACCGGCGAGCCACGCGGCATCGGACCACGGCAGCTCGCACAGACCGAGCTGCGCGCCGCGCTGACCCTGGCTGAATTCCAGGCTGAGTGGTTCGACTCCAGCAACGTCCCGTCCGGCACGCTGAACACCGACCTGCACCTGAGTGCACCGGAACAGGACGAACTCCAGGACCGGTGGAACAACTTCCTGCGCTCGCATCGCGGGCAATCCGTCGTCCTCGCCGCCGGCCTCAGCTACGACGCAATCCAGCTCAAGCCCGCCGACGCGCAGATGCTCGAGGTGCAGGACGCCATCGACCGAAGGATCGTGCGAATCTGTGGCACACCAGCTTTCGACCTCCTCGTCCCCGGTGGCACCGAGTCCCGCACCTACCAGAACCTCGAACAGTCCACCCTGCAATACCTGGTCGCCACCCTCGCGAAGTACATGAACGCCGTCGAGCGAGGACTCACCGACGTCATCCCGCGCGGCAACAAGGTCGAACTGGACGAGACCGGCCTACTGCGCATGGACAGCAAGACACGCGCCGAGGTCGACACCGCCAACATCCAGAACGGCACGCGCACGGCAGACGAGCTGCGCGCCCGCGACGGACTCGACCCAGTGCCCGCCAGTGAAAAGAAGCCGGCCCCGACCGTCGTTGCGTCCGAGCGCCTAGACCAGCCCAAGGAGATCGCAGCATGATCCGCGTCCTGGTCGGGCCACCGTGCGCCGGCAAGTCCACCTACATCGCAGAGCACGCCGAACCCGGCGACACCATTGTCGATTTCGACGCGCTCGCAAAAGCATTCGGCTCCACCGCGCACCACGACACCCCACTGTCGATGCGCCGCGTCGTCCACGCTGCACGCCACGCAGCCATCACCCAGATACTCATGGGCCGCGTCGAAAACGCGTGGATCATCGACACCGACCCGACCCGCATGATGAAAGCGCAGTACCGCCGCGCCGGCGCCGAAATCGTCCTACTCGACCCCGGCCTCGCCGACTGCCTCCAACGCGCAGCCGAAGACAACCGGCCCGACTGGACCGCCGACCAAATCCGCCGCTGGTACCGAATGAGGAAGACCGCATGAGCCACCACCCGATCGTCCAGCACCTCCTCGACCTGTTCGAGTACAAGCATCTGCCTCCTCACCTGGCAAAGGTATCGGGCCACTTCAGCGCTACGGCTGAGCTGATGGTCAACAGACTCGAATCGGGTCCCGAGCTGACCGCCGGCCTCCGCAAGCTGCTGGAGGCGAAGGACTGCTTTGTGCGCCAGGCCGTCATCGACGCCCGAACCATCGAGACCCGCACAGCACCGGTGCTGGACGAGATCGAGATCCGCACGGCCGCGATCGGCGTCGTGGACGAACAGGCCCGCATCATCTCCGGTATAGCCGTCCCCTACGGCCAGACCACC